CTCCACGCGAAAATTAAGCAGCGTGCGAAGATGAATAACAGGTCGCTGAACTCAGAGATAATTGCAGCGATTGAAGAATCATTGGCTAAACAAAGCTCTGCATCTGTTTACATTGACGATGCAGATCGTATGGCAGAACAACAATCTGAGATTGTTAAGAAAATTGTCTTTGATACGCTTAAGACCATGTATAGCAATAATAAAAAGGAAACATAGAAATCTAGTTTCCGGCTAAAATGGCATTGCCTTCATGATATCCTGTGAAAAACTAAGGAGAGTTAACCATATGAAAAAATCACTGTTAATTATCCCGCTTCTGCTGGTTGGATGCGCAAAAGTAAGTGACTATCAAGCAAGTTGCGAACAACGCTATCAAAAGCTTAGCGATATGGCTAATTGCCTTGATGCCAGTGTGAAGAACGACTCACGCATGGCATCAGCACCAACACCTAAGCTGTATGTCCTTGCTGCAAAGATGCTCGGGCAAGGTGTCGATGAAGGCAAGATAAGTGACGCACAGGCAAGACTTGAGCTTCAGAATCTTTATGTTCAATTACAAAGCCAAGAACAAGCCCAACAAATAGCACAAAGCCAAGCATTCCAGCAGGCTTTATTGAATTATCAGGCTGTAAACACAATGCAAGCGATCGAGCAAAAAGCGCGCCAGCCTGTTATAACTCAACCTTACCCAACACGCGTTGACACATATACAAACTGCAATTCAGGATTTGGAAACACGGTAACATGCAACAGTAGCAGTAACATCAGATAACAATCAGCAAAGATATCGCCTATGCAGAGGGATACGATAAACCTCGCGTTCTACATATTTGGTTTTTGCACGTTCCTGGTGTTTGAAAGGCTATTCTGACAACGAATCAGACTTCGCACCCTGCGTCAGTGCATTAATCGCTTTTTGCGCTTGCTGCATGGCTTTCTCAAACGCTGTCGATCCGCGTGGGGTGTTTGCCATTCGGAGCATTGCATTTCTGAATGGCTCGCTCTCATAGGCGCGAGTAAGAAGTCCGTAGCTTACTGCTGCGCCAGTTGTCGCCGGGTTCATTGCCGTCCCATACCCAATAATGAACGGGATAGTTTGCTGCCCTGTGGGTGTTGTTACTGCCGCTTTTGCAGCCTGCTGCGTGGATTGCAGGTAGTTTTTTAATCCTTTCAGATAAGCAGCGTCCTGCCCCTTAAATGTGATGCCAGTCTGGTTTTGCAGGATATTAAGCTGCCGAAGGAACTGGTCAGGGGATCCGCCAGATTTCTCCATCGCCTTTCCAATGATGCCATTGCGCATTTGCGCCCTGCCAACACGACCAACTGAGTTATACAGCGTCTTAATTTCCGATTTGTTCTTGCTGAATAGCATGTTGTTGACAACTTCCGGCGTCAGGTCGCCTTTCATGAGAACATTCTTCAGCCTGGTATTCTTTAGTTTCGCTGCTTCGTCAGCGTAGACGGCATTGGCCTGCTGATATTTACGGAGAGTATCGTTGCCAAGATTCTGACCAATGGCACCATTGATATCGTCGGTCATTGCCTTGTAAACTCGCTGAATGGCAGCATCGGAACGGTTTGGTAACACTGGCCGCTCACCCTTCACGTCCATTCTGAACTGGCTGCGCAGATCGCTTAATTGCTTCAAATCCAGATTTACCGGACCATCAGGACCAGCATTGCGAACAAGCTCATCACGATAGGACTGAAGTTTTGAAATAGTCTCGTTATCGGCGACCTTACCAAGCTTCTGCAGGTTAGATATTTCTGTATCAATCTGCTGAATTGCTCGCGCAGGCTGAATGTTTACTCCAGCCCTAGCATTCTGAACCTGCTCCAGTCGATTACCGGCGGCACGACGAATTCCTGATGTTTTCGCTTTAAGGCTGTCAATAACAACCGCTGGATCATACTCACCGAATTTATCAGCAAATCTCTGCACCAACTGGCTTCTCGCTTCCTGTTGCGTTGCTCTCATTCCGCTTGTGCCAGCCAGAGGGATATTTTCTGCTGTAGTCTGCGCCATTTTTCCGACGCGGGAAGTTGGTTGTAACAGGTCTGTGGTGTACAGAGGAACTCCTTCACGCTCTGCAAATCTGATAGCCTGCTGCGCTTCTGGCGCGATAGCACCACGAACGCCACGATAAGCAGCACCTAATCCACGTCCGGCAGCGTTAATAGCACCGCCAGTAAGTACACCAACGCCTAAATCGGTGGCGAGTGCTTCCGCATCATCTTTCGCACTATTTGCAGCAAGTGATCCAACTGCGTTTTCTGCGAGAAGTCGTGTTGCCCCCTGAGCAATTCGACCAGCAAGTGTTGGTGCCTGTGCCGCCGCTCTCTCAACGCCAGCAGGAGTGAGGTAAGGCAATGCTTCAGCAAATACCCTTCCCTCTGTCGTTTGTGGAGTCAGCGCGCCTTGCTGAAGGCCAAAGTCCTGCTCTAATCCCTGCGTTGTTACTCGTGGCGCTGGTTGATATGTACCATCGCCAATACCGAGTTTACCGCCAGCCCATGCTGCCGCGCTTGTTACAGCATCGGCAACTGATGCAGGTATGTTTGCCACGTTCACGCCAGCCTGCACCAGTCCGCGACCAGTCTCTTTTACTGCTTCGCCAAGATCAGACATAAATCCACTTTGCTGTGGTTGTTGCTGTGCTACTGGTTGTTGTGTCTCCACTGGCTGCACAGATGGCAATGGATAGGCAGCATAGAAAGCTTGCTTAGCCTGCTCTGCATTTTCTCCGGCTTGCGGGGCCACGACTTCATTGAAGTATTGCTCCTGAGCCAGCGCTTTTTGTTCTGGTGCTAACGCCTGATACTGTGGAGAGGCGATAACATCTTTCCATGCTTTAGCCATTAATCACCCCATAGTGAAGAAAAGTTACTGCTGGCTGCTGGCTGTGATACCTGTGCAGGTTGAGATTGCTGCCGCTGAGATTTACCAACATTAACGTTATATTGTTGGTTGTAATTGTTGGTGTATTCCTGAATCTCACGAATCGACTGCTGCATAGCCTCTGGGCTTGAATAGTCAACCTGCGGCATCCCCTGAAAATACATCTTCGCTTCTGCAACGGTGTTAATACCACTGGCACCCATGTCCCTTGCTGCCGCCACACCCTGATTCTGCATTCTGCCCTGAATACGTTGTGCTGAGTTATATAACTGGCGCTGCTCTTTTCCTGTTAATCGGCTGCGAACATCAGCACCAATTGCTGGATTACCTGCACCGCCTGTCATTCCTGTCATGAAATCGAGAGCAGAAGCGTCTGCATTTGCGATCGCGTCGATATCCTTCTTCATGGCATAGTTTTGTGCTGATGCAGACGATGTTGCAGGCGCTGCGATTGAACTGGCAGGAACGCGAACCATATTCCCCTCGTTGTCGATGCCTTCGTAGAACGCATTAGCCCCAGCGCCGTGAAGCTTACCGCCTACCGTTACAGTTCTGCCATCTGATAACTGAACTGTACGCTCATCATTCACAGCGATTCCTCTTGTTGACGCTCGCTGCATTGCCAAATCCTGACCTCGCCGCGCAGTAAAAGCAGATAAGTCCTGACCGCGCATCGTGATGTTCTGACCTAGTGCTGTTAGCGCCTCGCCAGCCTGATTGCTGCGGATTGTCTCTGCAAGTTTTCCGCGGTCAATCTCACGACCAACGATTCTGTCTTGTGCCTGAAAATATTGTTCTGGACCAAGCGCATGCATTCCGATGAGATCGGCATACTGGCTGAACTGCTGAGGATTCTGCTGATACGCCTGCACCACAGCTTCTGGCGTCAAGCCTAACTGCTGTAATGCTCCGGCATGTTTCTGAGCGGCAACCTGCACCGCCTGCGGGCCCGTTATGGCTGCCAGCTGAAGATCACTGGCGGCATTACCAATCTGCTTATTTTTTTCAGCATCAATGAAGCCCAATCCCTGCTGAATAGCCTGAATCTGGTCAGGGTTGCTGGCCGCCAGTTGCTTTAATGCTTCCCGGTCACCAGATGCATAGGCCTGGCCGAAAGCCTGCTGAAATTGCTGTTGCTTGTCGTTATTCTGGATTTGCGA